AATAGATATCTTGCAAGGAAAGCCGGATCATCTCCATGTGGTTTACCGATGCTGTAGCGAGTGGTGCATGCTGGAGGCGGACGACATCGAAATACAGTCTCTTTGCCACCCGCGCCCCGATGGGTGGGTGGCAAATGCCCGGCCCGACAAAGAAAAAATGGAATTTCTGACGTTGCCTGGGAACTAGCGCTCCTGACCGAGAACCATTGAGGCGAGCGGCGAAACACGGTGAATCTCCCGGCCGTAGGACGCGAGAAATCGCGGTTCGCGTGGAGGGGTTGGAGTCCTCCCGCCGCTCACCTCAACGGTGCTGGGCAAGGATCAGGTGCCAAATAGGGGCTAGACCTGACTTGATGAGGTAGGATAGTTTAGGGAGATGAAGCCGCTAACCGTCGTTCTCTACCTTGTGATGGCATTGTGCCTGGGATCGTTATTTTGGCAGTTTTACCAGCTCGTATTGAAATCTGTTTTCAAAATGAACTGGAGGGAGTTCCTGCGGGAACTCCGCGCGGGCGGCTCGTCTTCCCCTACTTTAGAGGCCCCGCCGTGTACCGGTTCACCTTCGCGGACGATGACAGATTTGAAATCGCCGTCGATGAGGCGGGATGTTTCAAAATAGACCAAAAGATTCCAGATGAAATCTGGCAGTTTGCAACACGACTTTAGCGCGGATCAACGATGGTGTATCCCACAATTGATCTGGCGTGGATATGCGTTAGGTGACGTCCTGAATTTGCATCGTAGACTATCCAGACATTCCCGCTTACCTGATGTTCGAGCACAAAGACGTGGTGACGTCGGACGGCCACCATGCCAGATGCAGGCACAGCGCGCGGAAACTTGTACCAACGCGCGGCGAGCCAAAGCTCCCGCACGGAATGCCCAAATACCCGGATCGAGGCACCGCAGCCGCAGAATGCACGCGCGGGACAGCCGGCCGGGTGCGGCACAATCATATCCGCAGCATAGGAAGGGCTCGCGCAGAGAAGCGCGACCAGCACCAAAAGAGCGCGCATCAGTGCCCTTTTGGGGCGCCCATGTTGAGCCATTCATGAACCAGCCAACCGAAGCCGCCGGCGGCTCCAAGCATGGCGGTCCAGAGATATCGTCCAAGGCTTTTTGCACCAATCTGACGCTGGCGCTGGTTCTTGAACTCGTCAATGGCTGGACGTATTTCCGAGAACTGCTCTGTCACTCCTTGCACGTCCCGCTTCAAATCCACGACTTCGGTCCTGACAGCCTCAACCTTATCGTGAAGAAGACGGCGACCATCTGATGCGGCATTCTCTTGTTGACGCCACATAGCTGTCATGGCCTCTATCGATCGTTGCAGATTTTTGACGTCAGCCTTGATGCCTCCGAGCTCTGCACTGACTTGGTGTATTGTACCGTCGGACATCAGTTAGCCTTCGCGTAGTCGTCGATGATTTTCTTGTAGCATCGGCGCAGCGCCGCACTTTGGCGATTGGCCTTATTCAAGGCGGCCAGAGCTTCTGCCGAGAGCTCCCGGTAGTCGGAGGTGGATTCGATTGCCGGCGGCGGCACGTAGGCCCCCAAGGTTTGGCACTGAGAGCTTAGGTTTACTGACAGTCGCCCCGGCGATGAGGCGCAATTTGTCAGCATCAGGCCCAACCCGACAAATGATATCGGTAGCAGCAAGGGGCGGCAGAGTCTTAACCCAATCATTTGTCACCTGTTCCGTTTGAGCCGTTGCGGCTTTTTCGTCCTCGATCTCCTTACGCACTGCTGCACGCGCATCCGAGTCTACTTGTTTGTCACGCTCGTCCTGTAACTGCTCGAACGTCGCGATTCTCTTCTGCCATATCGCCCGGTCGGCATTTGACCGATAGGTGTCGGAGGCAAACCATACGGCCATCCCGACAAGGATGCCGATGCCGACTCGCGTTCCGAGTAGGAATTGGAGCACTACGGCAAACACCTGTGCCGCTAGAGCGGGCGCGAGAAGCAGAAAGGCAACCGCGCCGCCGATACCGACAGTTCCGACCAGCCACCACCACCATTGAAGACCGAGCAACATCTAAACCCCCTGATCCCGAAGCTTCTTGTAGCGTTCCCAAAGCGTGTAGCCGCACACGGCAAGCGCGACGATGGACAGGCCGATCGCGATTCCCATCCATGCTTGCGGCATGAGGCCGAGGAACGGCTTGACCGTGGAAACAACCTGCGTGACGTTGCCGACGGCGCCCTGCGCTTGGCTCACGGCATCCGTGGTCTGCTGCACGTAGCCAGCGACCTGCGAGACTGTTCCGGCTACCGTCAGGCCGCCGGTAACGACGGCGCCCTGCGAAATCTTCGACTGCATCAGCGTCGGGCCGTTGGTCGAATCCGCGGCACGCGGCGCCCAGGCTGGCGGCTCGACCCCGGGAAGTGCCTCTTTCCACTTCCGGACCCAGACTCCGACTTCGGCGAGGCCATTGGTGCCGCCATTGACCAGTCGGCGGACCTTGGTGGTGTTGTCCTTCTTTGCCCACGGGATGCAGCCCAGCGCCTTGAACTCGGCGCAGGCGACGCGGAAGCTGATCTTGGGATCGGCGAGCATTTCCGGATGGTTGACCAGATCCTCTCCGATCAGTTTTCCGATGCGCTCATGCGAAGCGCGGCCGGTAAGCTGGAGATCGCCGTTGCCCCGGAAATTGAAGCCATCGCCCGGAATGCGATTGCCAAGTTCCTTGGCCAGCTTCGGAGACTTCGGCAGGTTATAGACGCGCTCGAAGATCGCCTTTTCGTTGTGCTGGATTGCCTCGGCCTCAGCAGGCGTCACGCCGGCGGACGAGCGCGGAGCGCCGAATATCTCGACAAGCCGCTTTGCGCTGTAGTTCCCGCTCTCTCGGATGATAGTCCCGGCGCCGTTCTCGTGGCTGATATTGCCCATGAGATGCGCGACCACGGTCGGCTCGTCGATGCCAAACTCGGCAAAGACCTCTTCCGAGACTTCGGCGATAGCGTCGATCTTAGCCTGCGGTGCCCGCGGCCACAGGTGCCGCAGGGTCTCCACTTCCAACTTCATTTCGTGCCCCTATCGTTTCCAAGGATGTTCTGATTGATCGCGACGCTCGAACCGATGTGCCCTATCGGCTGCGTCGTAGTCAGTGCCCATGAAAACGCGGGCCAGTGGAACGTGGGACCAGTCTGGAGCTTTCCCTTCGACGGCGTTTTTGCCGGTATTGATGATGTTTTCAGCCATCCGCCGTTGCGTGCCTAGCGCATAATCGAACATGAGGCGGATGTCTTCGGGGTAGAAATCGAGCGCGCTCTGATGGTTCTTGTCGCCTCCAGCCGCGCTATTCATGGCGGAAGCAATGTACTTCCAGCCGTCGCCCGTGGTCTTGCGGCCGGATTCCGAGTTGGGGCCTTTTTGATAGGTTGGTTCTTTGTGAACCGGGATCGCGTTGTAGTTCTCGTTGGTGTAGGCGTGGATGAAGGGGCGAGCCAGTTCCGGCGCCAGCATCGCGGCCTTGTTCTCTTCCTGGCCGAACGGCGTCATGACTTCGACGCCCGATTTGGTCATCATGCCGATCATGTTGCGGAAGCGGTGCGGATCGGTGCCAAAGGCCATCGTCGCAAACGCCGAACCGATCGTCATCGGGAACGCCCAATTGTACGGCATGGCAATGTGGTACGGGACCGGGCGCCCCTTTTCGTCCTTGTGCAGCGGGTTGAGCACGGTGAAATTCAACCGCCGCTCCCACAGCGGTATTTTGTCCATGAAATAGCGGTCGTCCTTGTCCTTGCCGCCGATCAGGTAGTTGAACATGGTCGACAGGAAGCCCATCAGCATGGTTCCGGCAAAGACGCCTTGCATGATCCGAGACCGTGCCACGGCGCTCGTCATCCGCGCGCCGGTCTGGATCGCGACGTTGCCGAACGGGAACACGAGGCCGATGGCGTTTTTCCACTTGCCGACAAGCTGGAAATCTACCGTGGCATCGCGAGCGATCAGCGCCGCCTTCTCCGGGGTCTTGCCCTGCTTGCGCGCGGAGGCGTAGGCCGCCAGCCGTAGCGAGTTGTCGAGCGCGTTAGTGATCGTGTCCATCGCCTCGGTCATGGCGTGGACCTTATCCTTGAGCGAGCGCAGCGGGCTTTTCGAGATCGAGGAAAGCTTGTTGTGCAGATGCTCCTTGGTCAGATTGGTGTCGCGCATCTGGCGGAACACCATCGATCCGCCCGCACTCTTCATTTCCTGCCAGTACTTTTGCATCTCGCGCACGGAAGCGTTGACGTGCTGGATACCGGCGTTGCTGGCAAAGATCGCGCGCGAGGCCGTGCCGACGAACGGGATTGCGTCCTTGACGTATTGCGATACGGCGTGGTCGCCGGTTGCTTTTTGCTCGAACGAGTTGAGCGTGCCTTCGACGGGATAGCGGAACAGGAAGTGGCGAACCAAGAAATCCGGACTGTAGTGGGTCCAGAGCGATTTGAGTTTGTTCTGGACGTCGAGCAAGCCTTGGAAGATGCCGAGCCCGTCGGCGTGCATGCGCTTGATCGCGTCAGCCAGATCTCGGTCGGTGAATACCCAATAATGGGTGTCGCCGTTGATCTTGAAGGCGACGGCCTTCGGGTCGTTGGCATAGCCGCCGGTGTCGATGGTGTGGACAAGTCCGGTCTTGTTCGAGATGACACGCTTCGGCTTGCTGTGATCGCGGACCGCGAAGCCCTTCAAAGCATCCGGATCGCTGTTGTGCATGCCCTGCAATGCCCGATCGAGCGCTTGCAGGTACTCGTTCTTCTTGCCGCGCTCCAGCGTGCGGTAGACCTGATCCAACAGATTGACGAGCGGATTGTTCGCCTTGCTGGAGCGGCCGAGCGCCTGCTTCACTTCCTTGCCGCGGACGTTGAACTTGCCGGGTTCGCCCAGGCTCTCGTTGGCGTCCTCGCGCACTTCCTCGAACCCGCCGAGCGGAACGTAGTTCTTGTACTTCGCCTGCCATGCCTTGATGGTTTCGGGCGATTCCAGCCCATGCGCTTCCATGGCACGGAGAACATATTCGCGGATCGCATCGACGCGCTTGGCGATCTCGGCCTCTAGTTTCGGCCGGCCGAAATCCCTGATGATCTTGGCGGCTTCGGCGTCCGTCATGCCGGAACCGGCGCCCTTGAGGGCCGGGTTGATCTTGTGGATCTCGCGGTTGCGTTCGGCGGCGTGCCGGGCATAGAGCAGATTGCCGACTTCCGGCAGCGTGACGTCGTTGGTCTTGAGAAGGTCGATCAGCGGATCGAGGAATTTGCTCTCGAACTCTTTGGTCTCGTTGCCGATCTTGCCGGGGAACAGGCGCTTTTTCTGGTAGAAGGCGTTGCTGTCCGGAAGTGTCCCGTTCATGCGGGCTTCGACGGCATCGTTCAGCCGCTTCACCGGCTCGGAGAGATTCTGGTAACGCTCGACAAAGCGGTTCCAGCTTGTCGAAGCCATCAGGTCTTTGAGGCGATTGGAGACGGCGCCGTTTTGTTGCTTGCGGAATCGGTCGAAAGGCGAAGCAAACCGAGTTTCAGGTCCGAGCAGCCTATATTGCTCGCCGCCTATCCCTTCGTCTGTTGGCGCCTCTTCTCGGCGATTACCTTGCGCGCGTGCTGCACGGTCAGTGATTTGTCGGGCGAGTCGGGCATGGATTTCGCCTCGGTCAAATGATGCTCCCACGTCGCCAGCGTGTCGAGCGGACCGGGCGCGTCCAGCAACCTCACTGTTTTTGCCTCTGTCACCGAATACTGCCTTTCTCGCAAGTTCAGTCGCGTCCTTGAGTGCCTTATCTAAACCGGTAATGTTCTTCGGCAATGCCGTTTCGTCGAAATTATGCTGGTAGTCGATGATCCCGGCGTCCCGCATCGCAACATTGACGAGATGCCCCCAAACGTCATTGCCGCGGTCGGCGTCGATGATGCCAGCCTTGTAGGCAGCCTCCAGTGGGCGAAACAGAATATCGCCAGCGCGTAAGTGGGTGATGCGAATCTTCTTGGCTGCATATTCCGGGTCGATCGGGAGAAGAGACCGGGCATCCGGTGTCAATTCCGCACGATAGACCCCGCCGAAATGGCCGTGTGCCCATACAGCGCGCAAGCCGCGCCGACCGAGTTGGCCGATATCGATATCGCTCAAGCTGCGGTCGGTCGGGTGGTTGTGGTGAACAACGATGCTGTTTTTCGGATTGTTGATGAGCGCGAGGAACTGAGGCCCGAAATCGATATATTTGGCGTTGCCCTCTGATCGCCAAATCTCGTTGCCACCCTGATCGTAGGCGATCATGGCTTCGTTGCCGGTCGAGACCCCCCGTAGCAGTAACTCGGATTGAGCCGCCTCGCCCGGCCCCTGCAACGGTCCGCGCTGCTCGGCAAGCCCGCCCTTGCCAGCCATTCCGTCAAGGAACGCCTGCCGCGCCTCGGCAGACTTGAACTGGAAGCCCGGAATGGCGCCATTGCCCTTGAACGAGCTGTAATAGCCGCCTTGCGCCTTGGCAGCGCTGGCCATCTGATCGTAGACGTCGCGCTCGACCCGCTGATCCGGGGTGGCGACGAATAGCTTGCCTTTGGTCTTGGCGTGGATGGTCTCGCCGGTCTTGAAGGTGACGCCGGACGGCGCCGACGGTTTTTCGGCCTCGGGGGGCGGATTGGCAACGGCATCGAGGAACTTGGAGCGCGCCTCAAGATTGGGGAAACGGAAGCTTTTGAGGGTCTTGAGGTAGTGGCCACCATTGGCTTCGGCGGTGCGCGCCAGTTTGGCGAAGCCTTCGCGACCTACCTTGCTTTTCAGATCGGCGTAAACCTCGCCGCCGGTCGATAGTGGCGGCAGATTGAACTCAATGCCGCCGACGCTGATACCACCATGGGTCGGCGCGTCAACGTCCTTGGTCTTGGGCTCAAATCGCGGCCCCGCATCAGCGTGTTCAATGCGATCGAACAGGTCGCTAATCTTATCAACGTCGAAATAGGATCGGGAAACGTAGCGTTGCCGGTTCTTGTCGTTGATCTCCGGATCGGTCTGTTTTTCCAGCACCGTAATGAAGGAGGCAATCCCGGTGCCGGCGCGCTCGAACGTAACCGGCGGCAGGTAGAAGTCAGCAACCGTGCGCAAGCCCTTGGCCGCGTCACTTTGCATGAACGCATGCATCCGCTTGTCGGCGGCGCCACCGCGCGGCAATAGCGCCACGATCCGGCCGCCGTTCTTGAGGTGCTTTGCCGCCTTCTCCAGATGCTCGATGGCAGTCTTGCCGCCAGACCCGAACGGCGGGTTCATAATGATGGCGTCGAACTTGTTGGCACCGGTGTCCAGATTCTCGAAGCGGTCGACCACGACGCGCGCGCCTGGGGATGTCAGCGCCGCGCGGCTGGCGAGGCTGGAGGACGGCTCGACCAAGGTCCGCATGGTGTCTTCGGGCAGATAGCGCGAGATCGCGCCGTGGCCGGCCGACGGCTCCAGCACCTTCTCGCCCGGTTTGATGTCGGCGAACTCGACCATCTTGAGGCCGATCGGCTCCGGGGTGGCGTAGTAATCTGTTCCTTCGCGCTGGTCGCGCCGACCGGTGACCTTCGCCTGGGCGAAATAGTGCGTCTTGGCCTTCTCGAACTCGGAGATCGAATGCGTGGTCGCCTTGTCCAGCGCTTTGCCGCCGGTCCCCTCGCCTGCTTCTGGCTCGTAGTCGCCGGAATTGCTGAATGAATCGATGAAGGATTGCCGGATGGTGCGCGCCAGATCGCCGAGCGCGAGGTTTTCCGCAGTGCCGGCGCGGTCTGCGATCTTGCCGGCGAAGGTCCAGCGCTCCCAATCGGTGCCGGTGTTCATGTAGCGGAACATGGCGTCGGAAGCTTGGCCTACGCGGTAGATGCGCCCCTCTTGCTGGATCGAGGTGGTGGGCCGGATCGGCATGCCGAGATTAAGCAAAGTGCGCTGATGCTTGCCGGTGGTATCGTGGAGACTGATCCCGGCCTCGCCCGCGGCCGATTGCACGATGATGATGTCGCGGCCGGAATTGTCGTCGTTGAACAGCCGCTTGGCCTCGTTGCGATGCTTGTTCGAGACGGTGCCGTTATAGACAAGCGCCTGCGGGAACGCGGCGGTGAGCGCATTGATCGGCGATGGATACTTCGAGAAGTCCAGATGCGCGACATAGGGATTAGCACGCACGAACTCGTCATGAAGGTCGCCAAGGTCATACTCGACGTTCTTGCCGCCTTGATAGGATGATCCCTTGCCAGACGGCTTGACGGCGAACGGCGAGATGCCGCCGCCCTCGTTGTAGTCGTGGAACACCACGACCTTGCGGCCGAGCGCCAGCGACTTCTTGATGAATGGGATGGCAGATTGCGCCTTCATCGCCTCAAGCAGTCGCATCCGCGTCAGGTAGTCGAATTGCTTGGAGATCACGTCGTAGAGCGGCCGGAACTTCTCGTTCTCGGTGAGGAAGTTCATGGCGCGGTCGATCAATTCGCCAACGGCATCATGCGCGAGCACGAACTTGCGATCGTAATCCTTGTCGACGGTCAGCGCCCGGCCGGACAGCGAGCCTTGTTTCTTTAGGTGCTCGTGGAGCTGGCGCTCCATCACCTCTTGCTTGACGTCGGCTTCCGGCTGCGTGAGCTTGTTGGTGCGCATCCGATAGCCGAGATGCTGCATGAAGAAGCGATCGCGGCCCGATCCGGAATTGTAGCGCGATCCTTGCTCGTCGCCATATTCGAACAGGTAACCATTCGCGTAGTCGAGCGACTTGTGATAGGCGAACGGCGTCGCGCTCATCAGCAGAGTTTTCGGGCGTTCCTCAGCCCGCCACTTCGCGATCAGAGGATCGGCCTTCTTCTGGTACTGCGCATAGGCCTCTGCCTTCTTGGCCTCCGGAAGCTGGTCGATCTTGTCCCAATCGGAGCGCAGCACCATGCGGGCGCGCTCATGCAGGCCGTCGGGATGCTTGGTGATCGCGCGGAGGGTTTTGAGCGCTTCGGTCTCGGTGCCATTCTGATCCGAGGAAAGCTTGTGGGCTTCGTCGGCAACAACCATGTCCCACTCGCGATCGGCAAGGGTGCGGTTTTGTCCGAGATTGGCGTATGTCGTGCCGACGAACCCCTTTCCCTTGTCCTGGGTGTCCTCAAGGATCGATAGGTCGAGCCCGAGATCCTTCGCGGACCGGACCCAATCCATCAAGATACCCTGCGACGGCGCCACAACGAGCGTGTTGCCTTTGCCCTGCATCGCCATCCGCTTGATGACGCCCAGACCGGAATAGGTCTTGCCGGTGCCGGTGCCGTTGGTGAACAGCATGCCGTGGCCGTCCGGCTTGGCATAGCGCTGCTCGGCCTTGAGCACGTCGTCGTGCTGCTCCGGAAACAGCATCGGCAGCGTTTCGGCGATGTTGCTGATGTCGCCGGGGATGACGCGGGCGCCCTCGGCTTTGCGCTGGCGGTCGCGGCGCGCGCCTAGGTCGGCGTCTGCTTGAGCATTTCGGATAGTCTGCTCATCTGAGGTGCGTTCAAACGGAAGTCCTTCCGGGCCGTTATCAGCGCTTCGCTCAGACTCTCTTGCGGCGGTATCGCTACCCTCAACGTCGGGTTCGCGAGCAGGAAGTTCGAGATTGCCGTACGCTCCCACAGCAGGGGCATAATCTTGAGATACGCGCTCGCCAGCACTGGATCGCTCGTTTCCTTCTCCAGCCGCTTTTCCTCGTTGGCCAGCGCCAGATCGAGCTGGTCCTGCGGCAGCGGGAACATCTGCTTCGCCCACTGCGTTTTCAGCGGTTGGCTCTCCGCGATCTGATTCCAGTATGCCGCCGCTGCTTGGTGCATTGATCGTCTCCCGGCCGGCAGTCACGTCTTCCGTGAAGCGCCGAATATAAGGCTTCATTTGCTGGATTGCATCGGCATCCATGCCCGAGGTGGCCAGATGCTTGACGAGCGAGCGGACCATGGCGGTCAGGTCGGCCCCGCCGCCGGTAAAGTGCGCCACGCCAGCCTTGAAATATGGCAGCGCAGCACGGTAGGTGTCATCGCTGAACGGCTCGGAATCGGACAGGCCGGACTTCTTGCCGAACAGCGCGCCGAGGCCCTGCGCCACGTCGTCGAGGCTCATCGCCGCAGGCTTGGCGCCGAACTGCTCGTCCATCGCGGAATCGAAGATGTCGTCAAACTCGTCCTTCTTGGGCGGCGCTTTCGCAACCATGTCCATCAGGTCGGCTTGGTTCATCTCGTCGCCGAATAGCCCGATGTCGGCGGCCTTCTGTGCCACCTTCGGCTTGAGCGGCGCGGCGGCGGCGCGCTTGGCCATGGTGGCCTCGCTCGCCTTCTCGGCGCCGGGCATGACGAGTTGGGGCTTGTTGTCGGCGCCGCGCTCGATTACAGGCTCGGCGTTTCCGGCATCTTCGGCGGCTGGCTTGTTTTCAACGGCGTTGCCGGCTTCGTTCCGAGCGGCTTGCTTCCCGCTGGCGGCTGGCTCGACGGCGGCGCGAGCTGCGGCGGCTGGCTCATTGCCTTTGCCTTCGCCGGCGGCGCCGGCTTTTTGCTTGCCAGCTTTGCGGCCGCGCGGAACGACGCCAGTTTCTTTTGCACCACCGGCGCCGACTTCGCCAGATGCGGCGCGTTCTGGCTCAACAGGTGCGCCGCTGCTAGATGCCCCTTCGCTTCCGGATTGAAGTACGTCTTTGACTTCGGGGCCATAGGCTTTCGCAGCCTCCAATGCAGTGAGGAATTTTTGCCGGACGGCGTTCTCGATGACGGCGCGGCCGAAGGCGGCGGCTATGTCGATGCCGGGGCGCTCGACCATGATCTCGGCGGCGCGGCCGATATCGACCTGGGCGACCTTCTCGGCGTCGGGGCCGAGCGCTTCTTCTATGGCGTCTCGGTGCGCTGCGACTTGTTCTTGAACGCTTTCCGCGCCAAGATCCGAAACGTCTGCGATATCCTCGCGATCTTCTTCGCTTTCACGGGATCGCGCTCCTTCGCTGCGTTCTGATGCAGGAGGGCCGCCATTTTCTGATGCTCGTCCGGCGCGAATTTCATCGTGCGCTCCATGTCCATAGATAGTGTCCAGATCGTCGGGTGTCACGCCATAATCGGCGTCTTCCGCAACCAGCTTGAGGGCGGCCTGCTCCACGGCGGAATCGGGGTCCATCCCCTCTTCCACGATCAGGCGCGCGGCGGCGTGGTGCAGATCAGTCGGAATGTCGCTGTAGCCGGCCTCTTCGATAGCCGCGCGCGCGGCGCCGTACTCGGCCTCGTCGCGCTCCCGCTCGTGCTGCTCCCGCTCGGCCGCCAGCTCGCGCTCGCGCTTCGAGGTAGCCAGTTCCTCGCCTTCGGCAGTCTTGCGGTTGCCGCGGTTGTATTCCTCGTCGATCGCGTCCAGCAGCTCGCGGATGGTCGAGGTTTTGTTGTGCTCACCCTTGAGGTATCCGGCCTCTTCGGCCGCCTCGCGCATGGTGTCGAGGTCCATGCCGCCGGGCCGGACAACGCCAAAGAATCCCTTTTTGCCGGGCAGTTGGACGCGGTGCTTGCCGGAAAGGTCCAGCGCGTCGAGTTCCGCGTGCGGGGCAATGCCGCCTTTCGAGGCAATAAATTGCAGCAGCGAAAGCGGCTCAGAAATAACTTTGCCCGAGGGCCTGTTTTGACCAGAACTTTCCGCGGTCTTCGTGGTTGAAGCGGTTGGCTCAGGTGCGGTGCCCCCACCTTCTTGAGCAACCTTCGGGGCGGCGGGAGATGGAACCGCCGTCCCGACCTCTTTCAGCGGCTTGGTGTGATCGCCGTTTTTGAGCCAGTCCTTGAACTGATCCGGCGTGAACGCCGTTACGCCGCCGATCCGGTCCTTTGCGCCATCCGTATAGGAGTTGGCATAGGCATGCAGCGCGTCGATGGGCGTCCGATACCCAGCCAGAACCTTGTGCTCATCGAATTTACCGGAGGCATCGAGTTGATCGAGCACGAATACATGCGGGCTGGTTGGGTGCGGTCCGACGAAGATATCGAGGTGGTCGCCGTCGGCGCCGCGCGTCCCTTTGATCTTCCCGTAAGCGGCGTGCTCCATGGTGACGGACCATGGCTTGCCGTCGGCATCAACGCCTTTGCGCTCCCCACCGACGCCGGTCTCGATTGAGATGCTGTTCTTGCCGGACAGACCAAGGTGCGGCAGTTCGACGTGGGCCTGCTTGTAGTTGTCGGCCGCGGCCTGCGCGGGCGTCGGCTCGGCAGGCTGGGCGGCGACTACATCGTCCGCTGTTCGCGGGACAATCGGAGATTCTCGGGTTCCCGCTTCGGCGTTAGCACTGCCTCCTGCGGAGACATCCCGCGCCGAAATATCCGAATCCAAAGCGAGCCCGGGGTCATGCTGATTTCCCGCGCCCACATTGCCAACGTCTGTGTTCGACCGTTCACCGTTAGACTGACGTTCTTGCGCTGGTTGTTCGCCTGCTCGCGCCGCGTCGCCCACTTGACGTTCCCGGGGATGTAACCCTGATCGTTCTTGATCCGCTCCAGCGTCAGTTCCGGGCTCGGCTTGCGACCCACCGCCGTGATGAATACCTGAAAGTCCGCCGCCCACTCCGGATCCATCGTGATCCCCCGCTCGCCGTAATTCTTGTACGACGGGTCCTTCGGGTTGCTGCACCGGCTTCTGATCGCCCTCCACACCCCGTACTCCGGAAGGCGATGCCCCCCGTGTTTCAGCATGCCGAGCGTTTTGGGTCTGCTCATCATTACTTCCTTCCGGCGGTGGCCGAGATCGGCCCGTTCGGATCGCCTCATCGAACGCCTTTCGTCGCTGTTGCGGCGTCATGGCGTTTACCCAAGATGGGTCCCATCCCTTCCGGATCAAGGTCTCGCGTTGGGTTCGCGCGGTGGCCGCCTCTTCTCTTGCGGCGGCTTCTTCTGGCGTTTCTGGTTTTGCCGAATATCCCGTTTTAGAAGTGTCGCGGAGGTGGTCATTCAGCGTGTTGAACAGGTCGGCGTCGGACATTTTCGAAACATCGACCGTCGGGTCGATGGTCCGCATGACCTTCTCCATCTTCGCGCGGGTCTGCGCGTCCATGGTAAAGTCGGGGCCCTTGCCTTCGCCGGTGCCGGGCGGCGGCTTGCCGGGCTCGGCGCCCGGTGGCGGCTGCTGGCGCTGATTGCGCTCGGTGCCTGCATTGCCTGCACCTGGGCCGCCGGTGTCGGGGCCGGATTGCGGTCCGGGGCCAGCGCCGGGCGGTTCGGCCTCGGGACCGGGGCCGCGCGCGCTCGCGCCGCCGGGCGGCGGCTGCTGGCGTTGCCAGCTTCCGGTTCCTGCGGTCGGGCCGCCGGCGTCGCCGCCGACATCGGTGAAATCCGGGCCCGGCGGCGGGATGCCGGGACCGGGCTGTTGCTGCGTTCCCGCGCCCGGTTGCGGCGCTTCGGCGGCGGCCGGCTCGCCCGGCTTCCGCTCGAACGCGTGGTGCAGGCCGCCCATGCCGGCGCCGAGGATCAGCTCAGCAATGAGCCGCTTCTGGTCAAGGGTATAACCGGCCTTCGGATCGTAATCCTTGGCGATCTGCTGGAGGATGGCTTCCTGAGCCTCTCCGGCGGTCGCGAACGCTGCGCTTGAGCTCGCCACCTTGCCGATCAGGCCCTTGGCGTACTTGCCGGCGCCGAGCGGCGCCGCGCCGAGCACGCCGGCGACCATCGCTGACCGGGTGGCGGCGGATTCGGCGACGTCATCGGCCGCGCCGTGCTTCTTGGCTTCCTCGTAGACGTTGCCATAGGTGTCGGCCGCCATGCCGGCGGCGGCCGCCGGGATGCCGACGAGCGGCCCGGTCAGAAGGGTGGTCAGCGCATAGGGCGCGATTCCGCCCGCCATGGTGCCGAGCTTGCCGCCGAAGGACTCCTTTTCCTGATCGCTCATCGTGGGCGCGAGGCCCTTGACCGCCTTCCCAGCCTTGACCAAGGCGTTCTGGTCGACGGGCTGTTTCGGGGTCAGGCCCTCGGGATTGGCCGCGCCGGGCAGCGCCCAGGGCGAATTGAGCATGTCATTGCCGAGACCGGCTTCGGCGACCACGGGCGTCGTCTGCGAGTTGGCAGCGGCGGTGCCAGCACCTTGCAGGATGCCGCCGGCGGACTGCGCGGCACCGGCGGGGATGCCTTTGGCCGCGGCGAGCAGATTGCCGCCGACGCCGAGCGGCGGCGCGGGCGGTGCCGGCTGGGGCATCTGCTCGATCGGGGTGCCCTCGCTCGATAGGTCCGGCAGATCGCCGATCGGGGTGCCTTGCGACGAAAAATCCGGTTTGCCGTTCTTGGTCTCGGGCTTCTCGGTTTCCTTCTCGGCCGGCTTCGAAATCGAGAGCTTCCGGTTGAGCCGGTTGAGCACCATATCGGCGTTGGCATTGTCCGGCAGATCAGGCAGCACGCCGCGCGACACGCGGTCCAGCACGCTATCCGCCGAGAAGTCCGGCGCCGATCCGATGGCGTCTTCGAGCGCCATCAGTCTTCCTCGGCACTATTGGAGGTGCCCGGCATCGGGCCGGGAGGGGCAATTGCGCTCGGTGCCGCGGTGGGCTGGTCGGCGCCAGCCGCACCGTCGGTCTTGCGGATATAAATCTTGCCGTCGGCCGGGTTCTTGTAGGCTTGGCCGGGCTTCACATAGGTCTCGAAGTCCTGCTTGTTCATGATGACGTGGGGATTTTGCGGCGTGCCGGGCGGGTTCTGGATATTCGCCTGGATCTTCGCGGGGTCGAGGCCGACGCCCGAGAGATACATGCCCTGCTTTTGCTGGATCAGCGCGTTGTGGGCCGCGGTCGCCTTGGCGATGTCGGCTGGCTCGCCAGTCTTCGAGGCCTGTTCGAGCAACTTCTGGCTGGCGCGGATTTCCGGATCCTTGGCCAGCGCGTTTTGCGCGTCGATGAATTTCTGGCTGTCCGGCTTATTCCATGCCGAGCCCTTCTTGGCGTTCGGCGTGGTGGAGTCCTTGTCGTTTTCCAGCTTGCCTTTCAGATACTCGGCGTAGTTCTTGTTGTAGGCCGACTTGTCGCCTTGCGCCTGCGCGTTCACCGCGAGCTGGAGCGACTTCAAACGCTGGTCATAGCCGGTGTCGGCCGATTTCTGGCCGCCTTCGAGACCTTCTCCGACGCCAGAGGCGAGCGCCTGGAATGGCGATTTGCCAGAACTATTTCCTGCGGCCTTGAAGCCGGCCGCGATCGATCCCTTGACCGACCGCTCGCGATTGGCGTCGAGCCCGAGCGCGCGGCCGAGAAAGCCGGTCGCCGGATTCAGCGCGCCATTCGGGCCGGGTGTGCCGCCGCCGGCATCGGCTGGCGCGGAAGGGGTGATCGAAGTTGGGGGGCCGGGTGGCATCCCGGCCCCGCTGGTCGGAGCCGCATTGGGTGGGATGGCGGTCGGGCCAGCATCCGCGCCTGGGGGGCGCGGAGCGGGAAGAGGAACAGGAGGCGCGGCGGGACCGGCGCCCTGCATGCCGCCACCGATATCGGTGGTTGACGGGTCGATCGCGGGCGTCGGCGCTACCGGTGGAGCTGGCGTAGCCGGCTGCATTGGTGAGGGCATTTCGGCGGCCGAAAGCGGCGATGATCCCGGCGATTGATAGTTGTTCGTCGCGTCGACCATCGGTGCCGAAGCGCCGCCGCTCCCGCCTAGCGCTGATCCCAACCCATCCGATAGCCAATCGAAAAGCCCCATAATGTCGATTCCTTAGATGAAGGCCGAGAGAAGCGCGCCGCCCATGGCCAAACCGGAATTGTCCGGCTTGGATTCCGTCGTGGTGTTCGAGGCCGGCATCGCCTGCGCGCCGGCGGCGGTGGTCTGGTTCATCAGGCTTGCCGTCTGGAACGGATACTGCTGCGCCATCAGCCATTGATTGTACTGCGCGGTGAGCCCGGCCTGCTGCTGCGCGGTGTCCTGCTGATTCAGAGTATTGGCGGTGGTCTGTGTGCCGAGCTGTTGGGTCTGAAGGCCTTCGAGCGCATTCGCGCCGCCAAGCGCGCGATTGAGCGCCGTTTCCGTGTAGCCCGCATTCGCGTTTTGAGCCGCCAGATTGTTCGAAGAGTCCTGCGCGCCAGCGCCGATAGCCGTGTTGAAAGCCGCATTGTAGGCGTTCCCGATCAGGCCCTCGCGCGCGACATTGGCGTTTTGAGAGTTATTGGCCTGTTCGATCCCGGTGCGCGCGTCGCCGAACGCGCCCGAGCCGGTCGCTTGCGCGTTGGTCGCCTGCGCCGTCTTGGCGTTGTTGACGTCCATCTGCTGCAATTGCGGGGCGAGCGCCTGCATGACGTACTGGTTCATGTAGGGCGACATATTCGACGCGATCGATTGCGCCTGCACGTTCTGCGCCGGTGCCGAGGCATAGCCGCCGATCAAGCTGGAGGCCTGTTGTCCCGTGCCATTATTGGCGATCTGGTTGGCAGTATCGATCGTGCCTTGCTGGCCGGGCGAGAGATTGGCGACCTGCTGGCCCTGATAGGGCGTGAAGCCCTGATTTTGCAGATTTTGCACAAAGCCAAGGTTCGACGTCGCAGCACCAGCGACGGCCGGATTGGCGGTCGACGTGCTGGTTTTCTGATCCGCCGTCTGCATTCCGAAGCACATATTAGCCCCCTGCCGCCATCTTGATTTCTGGCGTGTAAACCGTCGGCATCATGCGCAACGCACCGTTTTTCTCGCCCCGGATCTTGCCCTGGTGGATGAACTCAAGATCGGCGAGGTCGGCGATCGCGCGCGCTTCGTCCATCAGCCGTTTCGCCGTCGGCGTGTGCATGAAGGCCGGCAACACGAAATGCCACCTATCGGTCAGGAACGCCGCATCGCCGTACCACCACACGGGACGGATCAGCCCCATCGTGCCGACCATCATGTCGCCGTGCATGACCATGATCGCCGCCTCTTCCTTGGCGACGCGAATGATCTCCATCAGGCTCTTGGTGACGTTGACCGGGCAGCGCATCGCGGGCGCCGCGACGATCAAGAGAAAGCGATGGATCGCGCAGATTTCCTCATCGGTCGTGGCGTAGCGGATTTCCGGTGTCGGTTGCTCGACGAGTTTAAGTGGTGCGGTGCTGGCCGCCTCTTTTGCAATCGGCGATGATGGTGGCGAGGACGGCCGCGATGTTCGCGAGCGACGGCGACGTGACATTCAGATCCCTCGTTTCAGTGAAAGAGCCCATGATGCTGTAGGGCGCAAAGATATCGGTGGTGTCTACCTCGGCAGAGGCCTTGATGATGGCTTGCAGGATGGAGCGAGCGGCATCGTCCTTGACCATGCCGAGACTGGAGACGTTGACGCGCCTCATGTTCGGTTCCCGCTTTCCTGTACCCATGCGATCGGCTTGCCGAGCCGCATGTAACTGCCGAGCGATGAGGCTGAGAGCACCATCCCGAGGTAGCGGCCCGAGACATGCATATCGATGGTGCCGGAATCCTGCGCCGTAATGATCTCGGTCTCGCTATCTTCCAATACGGTGTCGTTGAGCCGATCCTTAGTGTTGATCGTGATCGTGATATCGCCTACCTGCTGGAAGAAGTCCGGAACGATGAATTGCAGATCCATGTGACGGCCGCCGTCCTGCATCGCGTAGGATGCAAGCTCGATGCTCCACGGCAGGATTTGACCGTTGTCGTCGTAACCAACTTCATGCTCATAGAGATAACCGTCGGCCGCTCCCATGTAGGGGTGCGTCGCACCTTGGGTGAAGTGCGTTCCGGACGTGCGACCGTAATCGAGCGGCGCCCAGCAGCCTTGCGCGATCGAGTAGATCACGCCGAGCGTCGGGTTCACCTCGCCAGAGATCGAATAAAAGAACCAGATTTCATTGTGCTGCGGGCTGTAGATCGCCGTGCACTGATAGCCGAGGTTGATGTCGACGGCATCGAAGACATATTTGCGGATGTCTTCGACGTTGGTCATCGGCTGGACCGAGCCGTTATACATCCAGAACGTATCCTGCCCCATCCAGTAGGCGATGCCGCCTGCGGTGATGGCAGCACCCGGCGCGATCAGGCCGCAATCCTTGGCGATCATCGACGAGTTGTAGACATAGGTTGAGCCGGTGTACTGGAACAGAAACACCGCCGCGTCCGACCACACCAGCGAAACGAAGTCCGAGAGCACACGACCGGCGACAAGCTTGGTGCCTTCGGTGAGGGTCCGGATATTGGCGGTGTTGGTCGCCGTCGGCGTCCAGTCGGTCAATGTGCCCTGCGTCGGCCAAGCCACCTGCATGCCGGTCAAGAGCGCGAAGATAAAGCGCTCGTTCGTCACGAACACGAAACGGACATTGGCGGGCAGGCCCGCATCAGTCGAGATGACCGTAGCCCGGCCCCATGGCTGCGAGGCCGTCGGATCAAATTGATAGATCGTGCCGCCGTTATAGGAGGCGATCAGCAGTTGACCGAAGTGGTCAAGCGACCAGACGCGCGGCTCGATGAAAAGAGAGGAAGAAGCGGTCGAAGGATCGCGCGGCGTGCCCCAGGTGCCGAGGCCCCATCCGCCCGCGCCCCAGCCGAGGCCGTAGATGCCAAGCTCAGTCCCGACCGAAACCTCATAGGAATAGGCAACCGATGCCCCACCTCCGGTAGCGTCTGATGTCGCGGCAGAAGTGAAATCGAAGGTGTAGTGTCCGGAATCGACGACGCCCGTCGCCAGAAACGTCCCGTTCGGGGTGATGCCGCCGACCGCCGTGGCGCCCGAGAAAATCACGGTATCGCCGATATTCACGCCATGGGTGGCTTGCGCAACCGTGACCGACTTGGATCCGTTGACCGTCGTAAACGGATCGGTCCCAAGCGTGCCCGTGGCGCGAAAGGGAGTGATGTCGTTCTGCGCGAATATCGTGTCGTAGACGTAGAGCTTACGGTAGGTTCCGACCGCGATGTAGTTGTTCTGGAAATTGTCGCGCCATGCGTGCGCGGCGCGCGGCGCTCCAGAAGTTGGTGTCGTCACCGCCCGCGTATTTCCGCCGATCTTCTGCGGCTTGCCGTTGACGAAGCGGATATTGCGTGAGGCGATCCAGCGGCCTTCCAGCACCCGTTCGGATTCGGTGAGCACGACGCCCGGCGGCGGCGTGATCGGAAGCGGCGTCAGGTTCGACATGGATTAACCGCCCCGCCGCGCGCGACACCTCCAGAGCATAACGCGCGGCGGAACGTCCCTCGCTGACAGGCCATCAGCGAAGCTCTCAATACCGAATGCACAGAAGGCCGACCAAGGATTCCGGCCGGGTTTCTGAACCGCCTGTCGATCCTATCGTCTGCGCTGCGGCGGTTCCGCTGACGTTGTGAGTATGAGCGCCAGCAGCGTTGATGGTGATGCCAATTGTACCATTCGACGTCGGGTGACCGATGCCATCGCCCTGAATAAAGTTAGGTCCCCCAGTCCCAGGAGGACCGTTGACGCCAGCATTAGCGCCGATGCCCGGCGTGTTTGCGTGAATATGGCCGGGGTCCGCATAGGTATGAGAATGCAAGCCCTGACTGTCGGTCGTTCCGGTGACGGCAGAGGTCGAGGCGGTGTGTGTATGAGCACCCAACTGGTTGACCTGATAGGTGCCGACCGCAAAGCTACCACTCTTGGAGCGCAGGAAGCGTCCGGTATCCTCCGCACTAGGGAGCGTGAACGTCGTAAAGCCATCGCCCGGTCCCCACGTCGTTCCAATGGCGGCATAGAGATCGATCGCGCTCGTGCGCAAGGCGGTCGCACCATTGCACTCGAACGAGCCTGCGGGAGCCGTGGTGCCAGCATGATAGAAGAACTCGCCGACCCGTTCCGCGTCCTCGCGAAGTATGGTATTCGTTCCCGTGCAGATGATCTTCTTGGTAGCACCTTGCGGGACGTTGACGCCCGCACCGCTGCCCGCCTTGACGATCACATAGAAGTTGCCACTCGTCTGGTTCGAGATCGCCCACGTCTTCGTAGTGCCTGGAACGACGATAGTCTGATCCGCCGTCAAGGTTCCGGACAGGATGATGACGGCAGACCGTGCCTCCGTCGACGTCAGAGAATGCGATCCGCCCGTGACCGAAAGCGAGGTGATGCCGGCGATGGCGTTTTCCAGCGGCGTAAACACCTGGGTATTGCAGTTGGCGCCCCATGCGTTGTCATCGCCGCCCGTGCCCATCAAGAGCAGGCCGAGCAGCGGAGAAGAGGTATCTACCATGTGTAGCCGGTCCCCGGTGTGTCAGTGCCAAATTCCATGCCGCGATAGCCCATATCGTTTTCAGCGGCGATGGTGCCCACGAGATTGTTGAGCGCGCCGATCTGCTTCTGGTATTCGGTATCGTCCTTCATGAAGTTGGCCGCCGCCGCCATGCAGGCGATCCGCATCAGCATCGGATAGCGGTTGACGAGCCAATTCGATTGGTTCGAAGTCGAGAGCAGCGGCGGCGATTTGTAGTAGAGCTGCTTGAGCGTGGTTTGCGTGTCGAAGGCGGTATCGAACTTCACCGCCTCATCCCAGATCGTCCAGCGCGAAGGCGAAGAAGAGATCAGCACGTTGCCGGTGTAGGTGACGGATGCCCCGCCGCCGGTCGCGGTCGACGTCGCCAGTGTTCCTGTATCGATGGTGAAATTGTCAGCGTCGACAATGGCGACAACTGGGAACGCGTTATTGAGTGCGAGGCCGCCGACGGCATTGGCGCCGGACGCGAAGAAGGTCGAGCCCTGGGTAAAATCGTGCCCGGTCTGCTGGACATTCACCACCGACGAGTTGACCGCAGTGGTGAACGGATCTGTTCCGAGGCTACCGCTTTCCTCGTCATAGGCGCGCGAGCCGACAATATCGGTCTCGATCTTGTGCGGGTAATAGCTGGAGTTAGTGACGTCGTAGAGCCGACCGATCGGATCAAGAAAGCCTGTCGGCAGTGCGATTTCGGACTGCCCGACGTTCATGCCGAACGTCCATTCGGTCCGCATCTCGCGCACGCGCAACAGGCTGTAGATCAGCGATTGCGCCTCGTCGACCGTTGTCGGGATGTCGAGTTTCGAATACCCGACCCAATTGGCAACGGACCCCGCCGAGCCTTTCGGCCCGACGAGGCTTGAGTAAGTCATCGCCATTGGCTGTTAGACCAGCTCTTTGACGAGTTTCTGGAAGGCGGGAGCAAGATCGGCAAGCGCGACAATCTTCTCGTCGACCAGAAATTCGATAGCGGCTTGCTTGTTCGGCACGCGCCTGTTGAAGCGTTTGCCGATGGCATTGGAAACCTCCTGCCATGGCCACTCTCCTTCGCCGCGCGCCCAAGCGGTCAGATTGACGGGGCCGGCATCGTCGGCCCCGTCGCCGTTGTCGGAAGGTGCATCGGACTCTTTGCCCGGAGCTTCGGCCTTTGCTTTGGCCGCCTTCTTCAATTTCTGTTCGGCCAATTTGACCAGTTCCGGATGCTCGGTCACGTCAGGGTGATCGGGCATCATGAAGCCGGCCGAGTCGAACGGAAGCCTGTCTTGATAGAAGTGAACTTCCCGATGGCGATCATTGGGAGTCCGCTCGCCGTGGATCGTCGAAAAATCGCGACTACGATCCAAACGCACCTTCACATCTGCCATGGGTCAGATCCCCGAGTTTTCGGGCTTGCCCTTGCTCCGCTGCACGGCGCTGGCGCCGGTCAAGGAGTGGGAAAGGTTGGTGACGCTGCCACCCATGGAATCGCCCGTGCAATTCGGCAGATCAACACCGTGCACGTTGTCCTGGGGATAGGCGGACAAGATGCTGCCGCCGCCGCCAACTTCGGCGCCCTTGGCCTTCTTCTGACTTTCGGTCTGACCCGGCTTGCCACCCAGCTCATTAGTGGTGAAGACGGTATGCTCTTTCGAACCTGACGCCATGTTATTGATCCTCGCTCAGTCGTGGACCCTCGTATTCGGGAGTGTTGGGTCCGGAGATGGGGCGCTCGCCGGTGAATCGGCTTGCGCGGGAAACCACGGTGTAGCCGTCGCGACCGGCATCCCCGGTCTCGTTGGACATTGCGTTCAACGGGATCGGATTGACGGGCGGGGCTTCAACGGGCTGGTTGCGGGGGGCTCGTCCAAAGGGCGAGTAGATCCCACCGTAGGGGAAGTAATCGGACATTGAGGTGTCCTCAGTTGCCGATGGAAGGGCAGCGGCCGGAATTACCCGGCCGCCGATCGATCTCAGAACCAGTCGATGATGACGTCGATGTCGCCCGTACCAGCCGGTGTACCGCCTACGCCGGCGGTGCCGGTGATGTAGAACTTGGTGTCGGCCGGGATGTAGGCGAAGCCGTTGGCGTCGGCGGCAATCGCAACGGTGCCCGAACCGTCATTGCCTTCCAAGGCAATATGGTGCGAGAAATCGTTCAACTGCATCGCCTTCTGACCGGTGCGGCCCTGCGCGCTCTGGCACAGCGAGCGAGCGCGATATTCGCCCGCCGCATAGCCAGCCGTCGCCGTGGTGCCGAGCAGGAACCGAGCATTGCTCGAATCTCCTGCCGCGGAGCCGACGTCAACTTCCGGAACGCTGGTCGTGCCCACGGCGGTCGCGGACAGGTACACGCGGATGTCGCGCACCAGTCCCTTCTTGCCGGGAGGTCCCTGATATTGCTTCGAGGTGGTGGTGGCGCCGAACGCATTCGCGAAGATCGAATACGTTTCGCGGATCGGATCATTGTAGGGCATGTTGCTGTTCTCTCTTTCTGCGACCGATTAGGACGCGCTATCCCACATCACGACGCGGGCATTGGTTGCGTCGGGATGCACGAGACCGAATCCGCCCAGGTAGTACCAAGCGATACCGCGGGAACGGCCGTAGTCGCCGGGGATCTTCGCGCGCACTTCTTCGGGCACGCAGATCGCCTCGGTCACGGTGTCTGCGCCCATGAAGAACGCCCAGGACGACAACCCGTTGGTCCATGCCGCGGCAGTGCCGCTCCACGGATCATAGGTGGTCGAGTTCGCCGCGCCGCCCTTCGGGATGAAGGTCTGCTCGATGAACCGGAACGACTCGTAGCGCCCGATTTCACCGTTGAAGATGTGGGCGAGGCCGGTTTCGGTGTACTGGTGGATGCCTTCGAGGGTGTTCTTGAACCCGCGATAGGTCGACGGATGGCTGATCGAAACGTAGTCATCCATGATGTAGGGCGGGATATTCCGCTCCTTCATCGTGTCGCCCAGCGCTTTGATGTGGCCGGTGCCGAGCGCGAGGTTGTTCGTCACGGAGGCCGTGCCGTTGGTGTCGAGGTTGATCGCGGTGGCAGAGTTGCCCGAGGCGGGCTCCGCGCGGAGCACGGTGGTCTTCATCTGCAAGAACGCCTCGATGTCGAAATACTTCCGAGCATCGTCTTTCAGCGTCTTGTCGATGATGGTCACCACGTCCTGCTTGGCCAGCGAGGTCAGCTTGCCGGTGTAGGGAACGGAGTTACCCGCTTCCGTGACCGTCAAAGTGTGCTGAAGCAGCGTGAACCCGGTTTCGGGCATGGAGGCATTTTCAGCCAGCCGGCGCCCTTGGGTGCCGACGTTCGAAAACACGTTCCAGTGGAAAGCCTCGCCGCGGTTCAGGCCCTTTTGGGTGCCGTCCTGCGCGTCGCAAAGCTGGCGGAACTTGGTGAGCGGCTGCACCTGCTGACGGAGCAACTTCGACAGCTCATCGCTGTAGAGATACCCGCCTTCCGTTGCAGTCGACCAAACTTGGCCGGTCATGATCGTATTTCCTTCTGGGTGATGCGCGAGGACATCAGACTGTGAATTGTCCCCGTGCCCGCCGCATTTCGTTCACCACATCCGAGCCCGTAGATTTCTGCGGAGCGGCTGCGGCGCGCGGTGGCGGAAGGCTTGCGCGATTGGGTTGGTTCGGGATAGCCGCGCGCCGTTCGGTCCGGTTCACGTTCACTTCGAGACGTGGAGCGGGCTTTGCGGCAGGTACGGCCGGCTTCGGTGCGATCGACGTGCCACGCCATTTATTCAGGCGTTCCTTGGCTTCGTTCAGCAACTTTGGTGTGTCGCTGACGGCAAAGCCGTGGACGCGCTGGAGGCGGTGCCAGTTTGCCAATTCCGCATTCGTCTTGGGGAGCTTGGCTTCGTCGAGTCCGAGAGACAGCAACTCTTCGCGGTAGATCTCGTACATATTGGCTTCGATGATCTGTGCCGCGATCTTGTCGTTATCCAACTCGGGGTTTGCGTCCCTGAAATCTTTGAGGGCCTTTTGGGACTTGGCGAGGTCGTTGTTAAACAGACGCTCGACGTGTCCCTCTTCGGCCCGCTTGCCTGCGCGCTTGTCGATCAATTGATCGAGCAATACGGCAGCTTCATCCGGGTCGCCGAACTGGATTTTTTCAACGATCGCCTTGGTTTCAGACTCGGGGTGTTGAGTCAGACCATCAGACCTATCGCCGTCCTGTCCGTCGTCTTGCGTGCTTGATCGCCCCTCGGGGTGTTGAGGGTCCCGGCCAGCACGCTCGGCCTTAATTCGCTCCGCTTCTTCTAGGAGCTTGCGGGATTCTTCCAAATAGCTGTCCGCTGCCGTGACCTTCATGGCGCGTTCAAGCCACTGATCTTCGCTCAGTGTGACGTCTTGGCCGCGAACCTTGCGGGTAATCATGCGGGGCTGATCCGCTGGCGGCGCGGCCTGCTGCACTGGCTCGCCGACGATGCTCGACTCGTCTTCGACTTCCTCTGCCGGCGGATCGGCTACCTCGCCATAGAGATTTTCCGGCTTGGTGAAATCGCCATCGAACGGACGGTCTTCATTGCGAGTGAAGCGAGCGGCGATCGCAAGCCGCGCGTCATCCTGCGGCGAACGCTGGATCGGCTTGCGAGCCTCGCGCGCTTCCTGAATCGTGGTGTCGGGATTGCCGCTGATCTCGTCGGCGGCATAGCCGTCGGCAATCTGGGCATCTTCCTGACCGCCATCGATGGCGTCGATGTTGTCCTGACGCTCCTGATTTTCGGCGCGCTGCTGGTCAGTTTGGGTGGAGGTGTTCAAGTTTCGCGGGCTCATAGATCGGTTCCTATTGGTTCGAGGCCTGTCATGCGTTGTTCTTCGGGTGTCAGATCCATAATCAATTCCTGCATTTCATCGCGGTCGCGCTCGGCGATCCTGCGGTCGGCTTCGCGCCCTCGCTTGATGAGGTCGCGGCACGATTGCACCATGTCGTCGTAGAGGCGGATCGCCGCCTGACAGGTGCGAATGCTCACGATGTCGTCGGGTTCGGCGATGCTCATTTGCACAATCGCCTTCGCCGCCTTCGTTCGCGCTTGCGTCAGCATCCAGAGCACGGGCCGAATGCCCGTTCCCTTCTCAAGCTGCACTTGCAGATCCGCCGAGAGCTCAAACAACTCATGCTCGGCGATCCGCTCAATCGGATCGTTGCTCATTTCAAAAACTCGAATGCTGGAGGTCAGTCGACGGTATCGAGGAACGCGAGGACGGCCTTGATGTCGGCTTCGTCCTGCGCTGCCTGAATCTCTTGCTTCATCTTCATCAGATCGAGCGGCATCGCATCGGGCGCGCGCTCGAACGGGGTCCGCACCGGCTGCGGCGCGCGCGGCGCCAGCTTCGGAGCGAACTTCGGCATGACGTAAGTCGGTATCTTGACCGGCTCAGGCGGCGCCTGCGGCACCTTCTTGACCGGTTCCAGTCCGGTCTTCGGCCGCTTGCCGCCACCGCCGGATACGACGATCGTTCCGGCATAGGGGCCGTCGTTGAACGTGCCGGCTTGGCCGGTCGCAGCAACGCCGCCGAGCGTCAGCCCCGCATCCTGGGCGATGATGCTGCCGGCACCGCCATCGGCTTCGACGCCGACAAAGTTGAAACTTGTTACCGTCGGCGTCAGTGTGCCGAGCTGGGAAGCCCCTGCAACGCCTGTAACCGTCGGCGTTCGCACATTGCCGAGCGAGCCCGCGACACCGAAGCCCTGCACGCCAAACAGGTTGGCGGCTACACTGCCGAATGGCACACCGCGCGCGCCAGTCCCGGCCACGCCGGCCGGGAACGGCTCGACTAGCTTGTCGCCATCGCCGGCGGTGACCGTGGTACCGATCGTGATCGTGAGCAATGCACCGATCGGAGTGCCGCTGGTGGTCGTTGTGCCGCCGGTGAACCCGCTCGCGCTGCCCGATCCCGAGATACCGGAGAGCTGCGGGCCCGTCGATTTGCCGAGGACGCCGACTAGAGCGGAAGCACTGACGCCGCCGAGATGGATGGTTGCGGTACCGAAATTCTGTGTGACTTGGCCGAGAGCTAGACGGCCAAAGGCATCAAAGATCATGGTTTAGTTCAATAATATTCATCAATGATGATGATGCCGGCCGCACCAGCGCCAGCATTATTGACGCCGCCAATTCCTCCAGCGCCGCCTGCCCCCACGGCATAGGAATAGCTCGATGCTGGCGAGACAATTAGCTTCTCGCAATAGGCACCTGCCCCACCGCCCTGACTGCTATTGGTCGTACTTGCCGCGCCACCGCCACCGCTCCCGCTGTTCGTTGCCGCCGCCACGCCGCCAGAACCGCCGCCTATGCCACCGGGTCCAGCCCCCCCAAAAATTGAGTGTCCACCCGTGCCGCCAGTTGATGCAATGGTGGATGCTGGTTCCCCAGTGCCTCCGCTAAGATTTATATCACCGCCGCTCGCCGTTCCTCCGGTGCCCCCAAGAAAACCAGAGCCGACATGCCCGCCGCCAGCGGTCAGGGTGCCAAAGGTAGTATCAACGCCAGGGTTTCCAAAGGTCGCCCCCGATCCAACGCCGGTACCGCCGGCACCGCCTCCGACCAGACGGACAAAGATCGATTTGCATCCCGTCGGCGTCGTATAAGTACCAGATCCACTGGTTTTTACCGTTCGAGTCCGAGATGAAGGGCTCGAAGCTGCGCCGATGTTCGATCGCGCCTGCGCTTGCTGTGTCGTCGTCAGCGACATCGTATCGTCGAACGACAACATGTCATCCGGCGCGATGGTGATCGCCACCTGTGGCGGATTAGTGAACGAGACTTTCGAGCCAGTCGACGAGAATGACACCGTATTTCGCGACAAGGTATTCGTCGTTGACGACCAGATCCCGGTGCCGAACTCCCATTCCGACAGATCGGCGCTCTCGGCGCGGTAGCGATAGGTCTTCGAGTTGGTCAGTCCAGCCACCGGATCGCGGTAGCCGGTCACGACGGATGAATAGACGAAATCCGCCGTGCCGTTCGAGACCGGATTGAACCTGACGCCGAGAGCGAGAGAAGCCATTACGCGATCCGGATGATGGCGTTGTTGAGGTCGGGCGTCGGCATGACGGCGGTGAAGGTGCCGGCCGAAACTGTCTGGGTGCCACCGAAATCATGCACCGAAAGCCCGCGGGTCGCGACCGGGCCGTTCTGCGTGGTGTTGTAGAGCATGCAGCCGGTGGTCGAGAA